ACCCAACAGCAAGCTAGGGACGTAATCTGGGGCACTTTGTTGGAGATAGGTAAGGACGTAATTAAGTCTTACCACGTCAACAACCTACAGATTACTCTAATCAATGGGGCCACAATATCCCTTAAGGGTAGTGATAGACCAGACACCATGCGGGGTGTTAGCCTTAAGTTTGTTGCACTAGACGAATACGCCTCTATGAAGCCCTTTGTTTGGGACGAAGTAATACGCCCCGCTTTGGCTGACCTTAAGGGTCAAGCGGTGTTTATTGGTACCCCTACGGGTAGAAACCACTTTTGGGACCTCTACCAATACGCTAAATTGGCTAATGACCCAGAGTGGAAAGCGTGGCACCTAACGTCCTACGACAACCCTTTGTTGGACCCTAAGGAGATTGAGGCCGCTAAGAAGTCCCAATCCTCTTTTGCCTTCCGTCAGGAATTTCTAGCCTCCTTTGAGGCCAAGGAGTCCCAAATCTTTAAGGAAGAATGGCTGAAGTTCTCCACCGAAGAGCCCCCCAACGGCGACTACTACATAGCGTGTGACTTAGCAGGTTTCCAAGACCTAACGCAAACCAAAGGCAAGCAGAGGCTAGACGAAACAGCCATTGCCATTGTCAAAGTTACAGACGAAGGTGACTGGTACGTAAAGGACATTATTCACGGAAGGTGGGAGTTAGGGGACACGGCTAAGAAAATCTTTGACGCTGTAGCCACCTACAAGCCAGTAGCGGTTGGTATTGAGAAGGGGATTGGTCAACAGGCCGTTATGTCCCCTCTACAGGACCTCCAGAGGCGCTACAACCGCTACTTCCGTATTGACCTATTGACCCACGGAAACCAAAAGAAAGTTGATAGGGTCGTGTGGGCCCTTCAGGGGCGTATGGAACACGGTAGGGTGACGTTTAACGAAGGAGACTGGAACTCTAGATTTTTAGACCAACTCTTTCAGTTCCCCTCCCCCTTGACTCACGATGACCTAATTGACGCTTTAGCGTACATAGACCAATTAGCAACAGTTAGCTACCCCGGTAACTTCCTTCTATCCGGGGCCGCTGACGCAGGATGGACCCCCTTAGATGAATACTCCCAATACTAAAAAACACTGTAGGTGGTGTAAAACAACAAAAAACATAACCGACTTTCACAAACACAACAAAATGCGCGATGGTCGGCTAAATAAATGTAAAACTTGCGTCCTAGAAAAAGTAGCTAAATGGAGAAAGGAAAACCCCGACTGTAGAAAAAAGGAATACAGGCGCAGGGCAGACAAAAACGGCGTTCTAACTAAAAAAGAATGGATTAAGAAAGTAAAAGAAAACGCAATAGGACAAAAAGCCTCTTCGTTAAAGTACGCGCATAAAAGACGTATACAAACAAAAACTACAAACGAGCTTACTGATTTTGTTGTTGAAGAAATGTCTTCTTTAGCAGAACAAAGAAAAAAAGCAACTGGTTTTGATTGGCACATTGACCATATAATACCACTTAACCATAAAAAGGCCTGTGGCCTACATACTTGGTTTAATCTTCAGTTAGTTCCTGCTTGGTGGAATTTACGTAAAAACAACTTAAACATGGACGAGTTTAACTATGGCTAAAATTTACCCTGAGAACGAAGACGCTTACCCGGATGACCTCGCGGGTGTCAGTAAAGACAGCCTAGCTAACTACGTCCTCTCTAAGACCCAAGAGTGGGGGGACCACATTGAAGCCAACTACCTCCCCCGGTGGGAGGAGTACGCACGTATTTGGCGTGGTGTGTGGGCTAACGAAGACAAGACAAGAGAAACCGAACGCTCCCGAATTGTAGCTCCCGCTACCCAACAAGCCGTAGAAGACGCTGTAGCCGACATTGAGGAAGCAGTGTTCGCTGGCGGTAAGCCCTTTGACATTAGGGACAACGTAGGGGACCAAGACCCCTCTGACATTGCTTTCCTAAAGAAGCAACTAGAGCAGGAGTTTAAGCAAAACAAAGTCCGTAAAGAGACCTGTGACGTATTGATTAACGCGGCAGTCTTCGGCACAGGTATCGCTGAACTTGTAGTCGAGGAAGTCTCTAAAAAGACCCCCGACTCCCAAGAAATGCTCGGTGGTGAGCTTATGGCTAACGGTGTCTCTGAGGAACTCTCAGTAGCCGTTAAAATGCGCTCAGTGCAGCCCAGAAACTTCCGTATTGACCCTACAGCAAGAAATATCGAAGAGGCTCACGGTGTCGCTATTGATGAGTTTGTCCCGTACCACACCGTACACGAGCTTCAGGAATCAGGTATCTACAAGGATGTGCCCGTAGGTAGCGCCCCAACGGATATGAACATTGAGCAGGACCCTGAGTTAGATAACCTGTCCTACGACAACAAGGTACGCCTCCTGAAGTACTACGGTAAAGTCCCGCGCCACCTCCTTGAGCAATACCAAAATGAAAAAGAGCTAGGCCAAGACGAGGAGATTGTAGACCTCGGTGTTGAAGAAACAGAAACAGACGACACCAAGAGCTACTACGTGGAAGCCATTGTTGTTATTGCTAACGACGGTGAGTGTATTCTCAAGGCCGAAGAGAACCCCTTTATGATGGGTGATAGGCCAGTTGTAGCGTTTCCTTGGGACATTACTCCGGGCCTGTTTTGGGGCCGAGGTATCTGTGAAAAGGCCTTTAACTCACAAAAGGCCATTGACGCAGAACTTCGTGCCCGTATCGACGCACTGGCGTACACCACACACCCCATGCTGGCTATGGACGCCACCAGAATCCCCCGGGGGCACGTACCTACAGTAATTCCCGGAAAGAACGTACTGACCAACGGAAACCCCTCAGAAGTTCTTATGCCCTTTAAGTTTGGCGCTGTGGACCAGATTACGTTTGCACAGGCAGACGCCCTCCAGAATATGCTCCGACAGGCCACAGGGACCCTCGACGGGGCCTCGTTGTCTGGGGTAGGGAGCAACAATAAGACCGGGGCCGTGTCTATGGTCCTTGGGGCTATGATTAAGCGCCAAAAGAGGACCCTGATTCACTTCCAAGAAAACTTTTGGCTGCCCTTTGTTGAAAAAGCTGCGTGGCGCTATATGCAGTTTAACCCTGACGTATTTACCGCTAAGGACTTTTCTTTTGTTGCAGAGTCCTCTCTCGGTATGATGGCTAGGGAGTACGAAGTAGCCCAGCTTACTCAACTGTTACAGACTATGGGCCAAGAATCACCGATGTACCCCGCTCTCGTTATGGCTATTGTTCAGAACATGAACCTGACTAACCGCGACGAGCTTATGCAAATTCTGCAACAAGCGGCCCAGCCCAACCCTCAGCAAGAACAAATGGCTATGGAGGCCCACCAGAAGCAAATGGCCCTCCAAGACGCCCAAGTACAGGCTGTAGGGGCACAGGCACAGGAAAGTGCTGCTAGGGCTGGTAAATACGCCCAAGAGACCAAACTCCTGCCAATGGAGGTAGAAATTAAAAAGATGGGCGCTGTCACCAAAAACATCCACAGTGGTGATGGGGACGACGCAGAGTTTGAAAAGCGTCTGAAACTCGCTGATATGAAACTTAAAGAAAAAGACCTTAACATTAAGGAAAAAGACATTAACCTAAAGTACCTTAACGCAGAGGAAGAACGGAAAGCCAGTAAAGAGCTTAACAGCATCATCGGAAACTAACACAAGGAAACCATCGGATGAGTGTTTCATCAGCACAGCTTCTAGCCATTTACCGTGAGCTAGAGAAGCGTATCGCTGAGATTGACATTCGCCAAGGAGGGCCTCAGGGTCCTCGCGGTCCTGCTGGCCCTAAGGGGCGTAAGGGTGATAAAGGCCCACAGGGACTACAAGGCGAAAAGGGTCTCAAGGGCGACAAAGGCGACAAAGGTGACAAGGGAGCAGACGGAAAGCAAGGTCTTCAAGGCCCCAAAGGAAGCCGTGGGGACCAAGGCCCTCGGGGTGACGTTGGCCCTCGGGGACTACAAGGCCCCAAAGGTGACAAAGGCGACCAAGGTGAGCAAGGCGTACAGGGCGTATCTGTCGTTAACGCAGAGATTGACTTTGATGGTCATTTGTCTCTCTACCTCTCTAACGGGGAGGTTATTGACGCTGGAGACATTTCCGTTGCTGGTGATGGTAGTGTAACAGTTATCCGTCAAGGCGGGGGCGGTGGTGGTGGCGGTGGTTTGTCCCCGGCAGACCTCCAAAAGATTGAAGACGCCATTCAAGAAGTTGCAGACGACCTAACAGTACATATTGGTGACACTTCAGTACACTTTACTGAGGCCTCCATTGACCACACCAATATCCAAAACATTGGTGTCAACTCTCACGACCAAATTGACACCCATATTGGTGACACTTCAGTTCACTTTACTGAGGCCTCCATTGACCACGGAAACATTCAAGGCCTCTCTGACGACGACCACCCTCAGTACTTCAATGAGGCTCGGGGGGACGCTAGGTACAGACAAAACACAGACTCTGTACCCGCCAGTGAGGTGTCTTATGTTCCTCAGGGCTCTTTTGACGTTACCTCTACAAACGCACAGGGGGCACTAGACGAGCTAGACAGCCTTAAGCAGGTTGAAGAAAATGGATTTGAAGACAAAAGCGAGTCTGTTATATCGGTAGATGAAGCCACTAGGACGTTTACCATTGCTCCTTCGGGCGCTTCTTTTGTATTTTTTTCAAACGGCAAGCGGTACGAAAAAACAGCCCCAGACACCCTTGTGTGGCCCGACGCTGAGGGCTCTCACTTTATTTACTACGACGCTACCGGGACGTTAGTTTCCACACAGACGTTTGTAGACGAGATTATCACCACTTTTGCGTTTGTCTCTTACGTCTATTGGAACGCTACTGACAACGAAGTTATCACATTTGCCGAAGAACGTCACGGCAACACAATGGACTCAGCCACCCATCTGTATAACCACAACACTACGGGTGCGCGGTACTCCTCTGGTCTCCAAGTAGGCTCTTTACTACCTGACGAAAGCGGTGACGAAGACATACACGCTCAATTTTCAGTGACCTCTGGTGTGTATTATGATGAGGACCTTAAACTTACAGCACCAACGGAAGTTGTTGGGGCAACAAACATTGTCCACCTCTACAAAAGTGGCCCGGAAGACAACTTTGTTTGGCGCAAACTTCCTAGTAACGGCTTTTTAGTCCCTACTAACCCCGGTGGACTAGCGTGGTACAACCAAAATAACGCAGGAACGTGGCAGCTAACTGAAGTATCCAACAACGACTTTGTGCTGGCTCATTTGTTCGCCACAAACGATGTAAACAACCCCTATTTTCTCATTATGGGGGAAGAAACATACACCACTAGAAATAACGCAAGGGAGGGGGCTGACGTAGAGTTGTTTAAAATTACTCTAGACGGGCTGTTTACCCTTGAATACGTTGCCGTTGCTACCTTTATACTTCAAACAAGCAGCGGATACGCTAACACAGTCTCTTCTCGCCTTAGGACAACGGAAAGCGGCGCTGACTACATTGACTGGCGTGGGTTTAACTTAGGAACCACTTTGGCTATCTCTGGAGTTAGTTCGCTACAGATTGCTGAACAAGTTCCGTTTACTCCTTTTACTGGCGTTTCCTCAATTAACGTCCAAACAGCCATCGAAGAAGTCTACAACGACATTACCACAGGACCCGCCGTTATTGACGGTGGGACATTTTAACCACAACCAAGAGGGCACTACCTATGATTCTTACTGGCGACATTAACAAAATCCTTGAGAAAATCAACCCTGTGTTTGAACACGCCTTTGCGCGTATTGAGGCACTTGAGGCTGAGGTAAAGGGGCTTAAAGAGGCTCTAGAGGAAACAAAAAACACCCCTAAGGCCACAACAGTGCGAAAAAATACCACAAAAGAATAAGTTAACAAAATACATTTTTCATGGTATAATCACCTACAGAAAAACCTACGAGGGCAGGTACAGCTTATGACTTCCGAAGAATACTTTGGAGAACTCAAACTTTTGTTTAACACAAAGGGTTGGGAAATCCTTACTAAAGAGTTTTCTGAAAACGCTAATGTACTTAATAATGTACAGTCCATTCAGGATTCAGATACCCTGAACTTCCGAAAGGGCCAACTGGCAGTTATTGGGTATTTCCTTAATTTGCCTCAAACTGTTCAACAGCTTGAAGAGCAAGAAAACGAAGTGGTTCATAGCGTTGAAAGTACTGAATAACTTTAAGTGTCCTAACGGGCACAACAACGAGTATTTGGTGGACAACCTCTTGATGACTACTCAGTGCCATGAGTGCGGTCAAGAGGCCACTAAAGTGCGCTCTGTCCCTAACTTTAAGCTAGATGGTCGTGACGATGGTTTTCCCACCGCCTACGACCAATGGGCTAAAAAGCGGGAACAGAAGATTGCACAAGAGAAGAAACTTCACAATTCTTAACACAAACCACAGCCACACGTTAGCTGTGGTCCTATGTTAGAACGGAGAGTATGAATTATGGCAGAAATTGTTGAAACACCTGAAGCGAAAGACGACGAAACCCCTGTGGTTAGCCACGAGGCTGAAGTAGTCGCCGAAGAGCCCGTTGAGGCCCCTTTTGGTACTGAATTGGAGGAGGAGCAAGAAGAAGACGACCTCCCCGAGAAGTACCGAGGAAAAAGCCTTAAAGATGTAGTGTCTATGCACCAAGAAGCTGAAAAGGCCCTTGGTCGCAAAGGTTCAGAAGTTGGCGAACTTCGTAAAGTTGTTGACGAATACATCCAATCACAACTTCAGGGCAACAACAGCGCCCAACAACAGACCCCCGAGGAACCCGAAGAAGACGTTGATTTCTTCGTAGACCCGGACAAAGCTGTTAGTAAGGCTATTGAGCGCCACCCCGCTGTACAAACAGCAGCTAAGACCTCTCAGGAGTTTACTCGTCAGACTGCTCTGGCAGAACTCCAACGTAAGCACCCGGATATGCAACAGATTCTCGCTAACCCGGACTTCCTTACGTGGGTCAAAAGCAGCCAAGTACGTACAGCAATGTTGGTGGAAGCTGACCAGAACTATAATCAAGCAATGGCAGACGAGCTTTTGACTCTCTGGAAGGACCGCGCTGGGGCAACCCAACAGGTGCTTAAATCAGAAGAGCAAAACCGAAAACAACAACTGCGTAGTGCTTCTACTGGTTCAACGACAGCTTCCTCAGAATCAACGGGTAAGCGTATCTATAGACGGGCAGACATAATCAAACTCATCAAAACTGACCCTGACCGCTACGAAGCCCTCTCTCCTGATATTATCAAGGCTTATCAAGAGGGGCGCGTACGATAGCCTAAAGGGTCACTAGCCTTAACATAGGAGAACTATCATGGCTGGCTCAAACCCCTTTAACGCAGCACCCCAAGTAACCAGTATTCCCGGCGTAGCTGGTAACACTGGAACCGCAGCAACCTTTATCCCTGAAATTTGGAGCGATGAGGTAATTGCGGAGTACGAAAAGAACCTTGTCCTCGCTGGACTGGTTCGCAAAATGTCCATGAAGGGCAAGAAAGGCGACACTATCCACGTGCCTTCACCGACCCGTGGTGACGCCTCTGAAAAAGTAGCAGAGACCTCTGTTTCTCTCATCGCTGACACCGAAGACGAACTGGTTATCAACATTGACCAGCATTGGGAGTACAGCCGCATGATTGAGGACATTACTGACGCACAGGCTCTGGCCTCGCTTCGTCGGTTCTACACCTCAGATGCGGGTTACGCCCTTGCTCGTCAGACCGATACCGTCCTGTTCTCTCAGGGAACTAAGCTCGGTGACGGTACTGGCGCTGGTTGGGTCCACAGCAACACCATTCGCCCTCAGTCGGCTGCTGAGAACGCGGGACGCCCCGGTAGCGCGGTACCTTACGCGGCTGACGCCCTCACCACGGCAATGCTGTTCACTGACGCTACCATGCGTGACGCACTTCAGGTGCTGGACGACGCAGACGTACCCATGACGGGTCGCTTCTTCGTTATTCCTCCGTCACTGTGTAACGAAATCCGTGGTATCGACCGATACAACAGCGCAGATTTCGTAAACAACAAGGGCGTTGTTAACGGTAAGATTGGTGAACTGTACGGTGTAGACATTTACGTGTCAACCAACGTACCCGTCATCGAAACTGCCGCAGCTAACAACGCTGGTGGTGACGTACGTGGCGCTCTTCTGGCCCACCGTGACGCCTACATCCTCGTTGAGCAGGTAGGCATTCGGTCCCAGACTCAGTACAAGCAGGAACACCTGTCTACGCTGTACACCTCTGACCGACTCTTCGGTGTCCAGTGCTACCGTCCTGAGAACGGCGTAACCGTAGCTGTCCACAACTAAACCTAAGTAACTTAGGGAAAACCTTAGTTAACAGCTAATGTTGCTGTCAAGGCCCCTACAGAACC